TTAATCAAATATGTTCATAGCTTGATGTTTTTTATCAGTATATAAATGAGAGTACGTTTGAATTGTTTCTGTAATGTTAGAGTGCCTCATTAATTCCATTAATAAATACATATCTACACCATTATTAATTAAATAGCTTGCGTACGAGTGTCTTAAATGGTGTATTTTTAGATTCGGGAATACAGATTTAAAATGATACGAATAGGTAACGTATCTAATAGGTTCTAACCCCCCGAATATAAAATAGTTTTCGTCAAAATATTTATATCTTTTAGAAGATTCATTATACATGTTTTTAAGCATCTCTCTAATTAATTTTGGTACAGGTATTATCCCTTTAGAACTTTCTTTTTTTAGATTATATTCAATTTCTCTATTACTTAAATTGATTTTCTTATTTACGTCAATTTCGCCTTTTATTTTATCGTAATCTTTCCACTGCAAAGCTAAAGCTTCGCCTATTCTAAGACCAGAATAAAATAACAGTTTAGTTAGCTGACGAGAAGTATCGTTTGTGATTTGTTCTACTTTTTCATCAAATTCTTCACGAGTGATAAATTTAGCTTGTGGTTTTGTTCTGGGAATAGGAGTTACCGATAATGTGGGGTCGTATAAGAGCTTGTAATGCTTTTTGGCGTAATTGATAACTGCTTTAAAACCTGCCCACACAGATCGTGCATAGCCAACAGAAAGACCTGCATCGTTTAACAAATAATTCCTGAAAGCAGTACATTGCGTAGTAGTGATTTTGCCAATAGGGATATTTCCGAACCTTTCTTTTATGTGAGTATTATATTCTGTAGTTCGCTTTTCTATTGAGCGTGCAGAAAGATTTTCATTTTTTAAACGATTAAAAAATATATATTCAAAGGGTTGATTGTCCGAGTATCCATATTTAACATTTTGTATAAATTCGCTTTCAGCTAGTTTGGCATCTTTCTTACGTTCAAACCCACGCTTCATTTTTCGTTTGTTATTACCGTATACATCTTTATATCTAATGGAAAAATACCATTTACCTGTATTATCATCCTTATATACTGGCATTTTGCTTTTCCCTCCTCAAAATTGGCAAAAAATAATAAGGGTAGGCGGGCTACCCGTGATTTTAGTACTAGCTACTAAATGTGATATAATAAAATAAAAAGTAGGTGATGAAATGTGTGTAAAATTTACTGACGCAGAAATAGCTTATATAAAAGAATCAGTTGAAAATTATAGTAGTGAATTTGATATTTATGACGATGAACAAGAACTTAAATTAAAAATTTATGAACAAATTATGTTAAAAATCAAATCTGAATACAAGGATACCTATTTATTCCGTCTTATTAATTGATTTGGTATATTCTCTTAATATTTTTTCGTTTTCATCAACAATGTCTTTTAGTGTGTTTAAAAGAAAGTCACAATCACCTTTGGCTACTGCACCAGCTTGTGAATGGTTGATTATGTTTCTCATACTATACGCAATTTCTACCCGTTTTTTGGTTCTATAATTTACTTTACCTTCTTTAGTTAATTCTCCTAATAATTTTGTGTACATAGTTGAATCGGTGTCTTTATGTTTGATTTTATTAACTTTTTTTAATTTGATTAAAAACGTTTCTATAGCAACAGCAAAGGTTGCTGCAGCTGGCAAATACAATTCCCTTTTATAAGCTTGTAATCCTTGTTCTATTTGATAAGAAAAAGTTATATCATCAACAATCTCTTTCATACTATTTAAATCTAAGTGGTTGAACGGTTGTATTTCATCATGTGCTTTGTTTATCAATCTTTCTTTCGACTTCGATATCAATGTATTGTAATGATCGTTAGCTAATCTTTTGCCATAATTAAAAAATAAATCTAAATTGTTTTGTAATATTACGGTCCCGATATATTTTCCGTAGTAAATAGATGTGTAATAAATGTAATTATTAAAATCTAATAATCCGGATTGTTCTTCTACATACTTTTTAGAATCATATATGTATGAAGTAAAGTGTTTAGACAAATATTTGATATCAATATTACGAAAATTATATATTTCTTTTAATTTACTGTCATTTGAGATAACGACGATGCAAGGTTCTTCAAAAAAAGATTGATTTAGATAAAATATCGAAATCTTGTAATCGTCTTTTCTCATGAATGGGAAAGCTTCTGGATTGCTACTAAACTGATAATTGTATCTGTTTTCAACTACATATTTGTAGCCTTCTAAAAATTTACGCAAGTATTCTTTTAAAGTTTTATTTTCTTCCATCCCTCATCCTCCTCACGCCACATAGGCGCTATTAATCTTCCTTCTTTCTTATTGAAAAAATAAAAAAGATGATTGGGATGCTTAACATTAATGGAAAAAATATGACTATTGGTAATGACAGTACCGCCATATATAAGAAGAATTTATCAAAATTATATTTTCTCATTTTCATTTCTCCTTTGTTTATATTTCCTTATATTTAAAAACTCTCAACGGCTCAAATGTGATCGAATACTCGCCATAGTGAGTTCCAATACCATATATCTTTTTATATTGTTCTATTGCTTCTAATATGTATTCTTCGCTTAATTGTAGATACTCAGACAATTCATACAAGTTACGTACGCCATAATTATAAGCTTCTACAATTTCGCGTAATGGAACAGCTGAGATAAAGCCGTGTCTACGTGCGTAATTTTCGAACTTGCGATTGTTGAATTTCGAGTAATCGGCTATATCACCGTATGTAAGTTTATTATGTGCTAATTCTTCAAAGAGAATCCCTGCCTTTTCTCTATCTGATAAACCACGCTTTATCAAAATTAAATCTCCTAACCATACCCCGTCTAAATTATCTGGAAGCACATCAGCCTCTCTTATTTCAATATAATCATGTTGTATTAAAGTTTCTTCATATAATCCCATCTGATACATCCTTTACTTACGTTTGCTTCTTATATAATCTGCATAATCTAAAACTCTTTGCCATTCGTCATCTGTCAATTCTCCTTCAAGATGAGCTGCACGATGTTGTACTTCATCATCGTTTTCTTCAACCCACCCCATTAAATACGCAGGATTAACATTTAATGCAGTAGCTATACTTTCTATAGTATCGTTTTTTAGATTTTTGATATTTCCGCTTTCATAACGTTGTACAGTAGCTTCAGTTTTACCAATTTTTCTTCCTAGTTCGGCCAAAGTCATACCTTGTTTTTCTCTTGATTGTTTCATTCTTTTTGAAAAGCACATCGTAATACAGCTCCTTTTACTTGATAGTTCTATTATAAGGAAAACTTTCGGCATTTGCAATATTTTTCTAAAAAACTTTCGTAAAATGCTTGACCTCTTTTGTAACATCATGATAAGATTACTTACGTAATGCGAAAGGTGGTGAAAAGAAATGCCTATAGATACTAAACTTTTGAAATCTAAAATGGCTTTGAAAGAACATAACATCAAAACCCTTTCTGAAGAAATTGGTGTCAATAGAGATACTTTATCTAACATGATACACGGGAGAACAAAACCATCCTACCCGGTAATAAATGGTATTTATTTTGCGTTAGAATTGACACCTCAAGAAGGAAGAGATATTTTTTTTAACGAAGACTTACGCAAAAAGAAAGTTTTAACTTAAGGAGGAACAACAAATGGAACAAACAATCAAACAATTTTTAGAATTTAGAAAGCAATTCACACCCGCACAGTGGCACGAAATCAACAGAATTATTGACGGACAATTTAGTAAAAAAGCCGCCGAGCTACAACTCGACGACCAAGATGTTGAGGTTATTAAAAATATTATTACTCAACAAAAGATTATGAAGTAACAATTTGAATAAAAGTTATTCAAAAATCACGAAAGGAAGATACAAAATGATGCTGACCAACACACTACTAGCAATTCACTTTTTCATGAATTTAGCGATATTAATTATGCTCGTAAGAATCGGTAGAGATTAACTTATACTTTTTAAGTTTGTTTATTCGTTGATTAGAAACAATCTTTATAAACGCAGGTTCTAATTCGAATTTATATAAAAACTCTGATGACGAATTAGCTATCATAACTTCTGGTTTATCTAATTGTTTATCGATTGGAGCATGCAAATAACTTGGATTATATATACCGAGAGATGAATATTCATCAGATTCCAATACTACGTTAATAGGTGTTAAAACATTTTTGTTTTTATCTAAAAATATTAATTCTTCTAAAGTATGAGTTCTAGACGAGTCATTAGCGACGACAAAATTTAATTCTACAAAATTATTTTCATAGTAGAAATTAAGATCGCTAATAACAAAACTGAACTTATTTTGAGAACGAGTATAAAAATTGAGTATGCAGATAGACCTAAAGCTAGAAAAGCTACAACGTTTGAAAACAAAGTAGATTGTATGAATTCCATAAGAATAACCACCTTAAATATTTGATAACAACATTATACATGAAAGGAGCATAAATATTATGCAAGCATTACAAACATTTTGTTTCCAATAAAAAAACACACACCTTGTCGTAGAAGGTATGTGTTACGGAAATTTTGTTCGGTTCTAATTACTACGACTAACAGCACAATTTTTGCTGGTATCGTCCCCAGCCCTGTATGGTGCTTAGGTTTTCCGTCAAAGTCTAGCGTCCTAAAAGTTACTACCTTCTAGTACGCATACCCTAGTTAACGTCTCTTGGTTGACTGTGGAACACAACAAACGATGTTCTAATTTAGACTTACTAACCTATAAAACCACAGGATGATTTAAAACCTGGCATAAGCAAGGAAATCACCTCCCAATGTAGTGGGGTTGGATTAATTATATAACGAAATATCGTTATGGACAATAAGGAGTGGTAAGATGCTGAACTTAAAAGAATTGAGAGAAGAAAAGGGGATAACACGCTATCAACTAGCGAAGCTAACGGAATTACAAAACTCGACAATTCGATCTATCGAAACAGAGGTTAAAAACCCCGGTTTCCTCACAGTAAAAAAAATATGCGATGCACTACAAGTTGATATCGCTAATGTAAAGGAGAAATAAAATGCAAGCATTACAAACAAAATCGAACATCGGCGAAATGTTCAACATACAAGAAAAAGAAAATGGAGAAATCGCAATCAGTGCAAGAGAGTTATACAAGGCTTTGGAAGTCAAAAAACGTTTTAGCGCTTGGGCAGAAATTAACTTAAAGCATTTTAAAGAAAACAGAGATTTTACAAGTGTACTTACAAGTACGGTTGTTAATAACGGAGCTGTAAGACAACTAGAAGATTATGCTTTAACACTTGATGTAGCTAAACATGTTGCGATGATGTCAGGTACAGAAAAGGGTTTTGATTTTAGAGAGTATTTCATCCAAGTTGAAAAAGCTTGGAATAGCCCAGAAATGATTATGCAACGTGCTTTAAAAATTGCTAACAACACAATCAATCAATTAGAAACAAAGATTGAACGCGACAAACCAAAGATTGTATTTGCGGACGCAGTAGCTACTACTAAGACATCAATTTTAGTTGGAGAGTTAGCGAAGATCATTAAACAAAACGGTGTAAACATCGGGCAACGCAGATTGTTTGAGTGGTTACGTCAAAACGGATTCCTTATTAAACGCAAGGGTGTGGATTACAACATGCCTACACAGTATTCAATGGAACGTGAGTTATTCGAAATTAAAGAAACATCAATTACACATTCGGACGGTCACACATCAATTAGTAAGACGCCAAAAGTAACAGGCAAAGGACAACAATACTTTGTTAATAAGTTTTTAGGAGAAAAATAAAAATCTTAATAGGAGGAATTATCAATGAACACACTATACAAAACAACCCTCCTCATCACAATGGCAGTTGTGACGTGGAAGGTTGTAAAGATTGAGAAAAACACAAGATTTAAACTTAGAAATTTTGATTATCCAAAAATTAATAATGCTCAGAGCAAATCATTGTTGGATATTGCTAGTCACGATCTAAAAGATATTTAACTGTATTCAAAATTTTCATATCTTGTTGAGCTTTTAAGCTTTCGTATAAAGCTATTGAATAAATAATTTCGTAAGATACGTTTTCAGGAGCATCTTCTTTCAACTTATTTATTCTATCTCTAAAAAAGTCACTGTCACCACCGAATTCTTTTTCGGCTTGATTACTAAGTTCACCAAAGAAATTTTGAAAATCATTAAATTCCATACTTATCACCTCCTTTCACTAGGAGATAACTAAATTATACACAACACAAAAATAAAAAGGAGGAATAGATATGATAAAAAATAGTTTGCAAGCTAAAGAACTTGCAGTAATTTTATCTGTTTCTAAATCCAAAGCAGGACAAATAATAAGAGAACTGAATAAAGAGCTTGAAGACGAAGGTTACATTGCGATTCGAGGCAGAATACCAGTCCAATTAGCTAGAGAAAAATTCCCTTATCACGGCTTGTCAGACGAGAGAATAATGGAGGCGTTGAAAAAAGAAAATGAGTAACATTTATAAAAGCTATCTATTAGCAGTATTATGCTTCACAGTCTTAGCGATTGTACTCATGCCGTTTCTATACTTCACTACAGCGTGGTCAATTGCGGGATTCGCAAGTATCGCAACATTCATATTTTATAAAGAATACTTTTATGAAGAATAAAAAAACTGCTACTTGCGCCAACAAGTAACAGTATCAAACAAAACACTTAAGAAAAAATTCATGTTCAATATAAAACGAAAAACGGAGGAAGTCAAGATGTATTACGAAATAGGCGAAATCATACGCAAAAATATTCATGTTAACGGATTCGATTTTAAGCTATTCATTTTAAAAGGTCATATGGGCATATCAATACAAGTTAAAGATATGAACAACGTACCAATTAAACATGCTTATGTCGTAGATGAGAATGACTTAGATATGGCATCAGACTTATTCAACCAAGCAATAGATGAATGGATTGAAGAGAACACAGACGAACAGGACAGACTAATTAACTTAGTCATGAGATGGTAGGAGGTCGCTATGAATCAGACTGTAACTTATATCATCCGTCATAGGGATATGCCAATTTATATAACTAACAAACCAACTGATAACAATTCAGATGTTAGTTACTCCACAAATAGAAATAGAGCTAGGGAGTTTAACGGTATGGAAGAAGCGAGTATCAATATGGATTATCACAAAGCAATCAAGAAAACAGTGACAGAAACTATTGAGTACGAGGAGGTAGAACATGACTGAACAAACATTATTTGAACAGTTGAACAGTAAAAACGTGAATGATCATACAGAACAAAAAAATGGATTAACTTATCTAGCATGGTCATATGCACACCAAGAGCTGAAAAAGATTGACCCAAACTACACAGTAAAAGTACACGAGTTTCCACATCCAGATATTAACACAGAAAATTATTTTGTACCTTATTTGGCTACACCAGAAGGCTATTTTGTACAGGTATCTGTGACTGTGAAAGATAGTACAGAGACTGAGTGGCTTCCAGTATTGGACTTTAGAAATAAATCGCTTGCTAAAGGTAGTGCAACAACTTTCGATATTAACAAAGCGCAAAAACGATGTTTTGTAAAAGCTTCGGCTTTACACGGTTTAGGCTTATATATCTACAACGGCGAGGAACTACCAAGTGCAAGTGACAACGATATTACAGAATTAGAAGAGCGTATCAATCAGTTCGTGAACTTATCTCAAGAAAAAGGGCGAGATGCAACTATCGATAAAACGATGAGATGGCTAAAAATATCTAACATTAATAAATTAAGTCAAAAACAAATCGCAGAAGCACACCAAAAATTAGATGCGGGATTAAAACAATTGGATAGTGAGGAGAAACAATAATGTTAAACAGAACAGTATTAGTAGGACGCTTAACAAAAGATCCAGAATATAGAACAACGCCAAATGGTGTGAGTGTTACCACTTTCACTATCGCAGTTAACAGAACATTTACTAACGCTCAAGGAGAACGTGAGGCAGACTTTATTAACTGTGTAACTTTTAGAAAACAAGCAGAAAATGTAAATAATTATTTATCCAAAGGGTCATTGGCTGGCGTTGATGGACGTTTACAATCACGCAGTTATGAAAACAAAGACGGGCAACGTGTGTTTGTTACAGAAGTAGCAGCGGACAGTGTTCAATTCTTAGAACCGAAGAATAGCAACCAACAACCAAACAACAATTATCATCAACAAAGACAAACTCAAACTGGTAATAATCCTTTTGATAATACCACTGCGATTACTGATGATGACTTACCGTTCTGATTGGAATGATTAGATGCCAATAATTACTAGTTATATCACTCAAGATGACGGTACAACAACAGTTGTCATCTCGGGTGTTGAATTAGGCAATAAAGAAACATTACTACTTGATAACGGATTTGATGTGGAAGTCGATGTAAGCGTCATAGATCCGTTTCAAATTACCGGCAAGCAACGACGAAAAATATTCGCGCTTGTCAAAGACATAGAAGAATATACAGGTCAACCAATGGACTATATGCGACATATGTTCATCGAGTATGTAAGGACTTACTACGGCTATGATGAACGTATTTCACTAAGTAATTGTACGAGAACACAAGCAAGTCAAATCATTGAAGCAACGCTTGACTGGACGTTCTACAATGACATACCACTTAGCTACAAAACAAGCGACTTGCTGAAACAAGATAAATCGTTCTTATACTGGTCAACTGTCAACCGCAACTGTGTAATATGCGGAAAGCCTCACGCAGACCTGGCACATTATGAAGCAGTCGGCAGAGGCATGAACAGAAACAAAATGAACCACTATGACAAACATGTATTAGCGTTATGTCGCGAACATCACAACGAGCAACATGCGATTGGCGTTAAGTCGTTTGATGATAAATATCACTTGCATGACTCATGGCTAAAAGTTGATGAGAGGCTCAACAAAATGCTGAAAGGAGGAGAATAATGGTTAAATCGATATTTTTACAAGATGGAGAAGAAATTTTTGTTGATGATGAAGATTATGAGAGGGTTAATCAATATATTTGGACAAAATCTTATGTAGATAACGTTAGAAGAATTCACACAAATCCACTCAACGTTAGCTTAAGTGGATTTGTATTAGAAAATGGTTTTCAAAAAATAAAAAATAATGATTTTACCAAAAACAACATCACTTCAATTGGTTATCAACAACGATGGGCAAGGCCTACAAGAAATACTTCGAGTATCTATAAAGGTGTTTATTTAAATCGAAAAACAAAAAAATGGTCTGCTGTAATAAAAATTGATAGCAAATCTAAATATTTAGGTAGTTTTGTTGATGAATGGGAGGCAGCTAAAGCATACAACAGCGCAGTAGATAAATATTGGGACGGACAAGGTTATAAGAATCATAAAAATCAAAATGACTCTATATTTGAATATGAATACAAAACTTACAAAGACCAAAAACGTCGTAGAAGAGGAAAAAGTAAGTTCAAAGGAGTCTATTTAACTCAAAGTGGTTATGTAGCGCAAATAACTTATAAAAGAAAGACATATCATATTGGATGGTCAAAAAATATTTATGAGACTGCTCTCATGTTTAATAAAATTAATTTTTATTTACATGGTTCAGACGTAATCCTTAATGACGTACCTATGACAGATGAACTTAAAGAATTCATAAATAACTGGGAAGTACCGGACAAAATAAAAGCACTGAAAGAAGGTGCTGAGAATGACTGAACAACCAAGTTACTACTCAATAATAACGGCAAATGTCAGATATGATAATCGACTTACTGATAGTGAAAAATTACTTTTTGCAGAAATAACGTCTTTAAGTAATAAGTATGGATACTGCACAGCAAGTAATGGTTACTTTGCAACTTTATACAACGTCGTTAAAGAAACTATATCTCGTAGAATTTCGAACCTTATCAAATTTGGTTATCTAAAAATCGAAATTATCAAAGAAGGTAATGAAGTTAAACAAAGGAAGATGTACCCCTTGACGCAATCGTCAATGCCTATTGACGCAAAAATCAATACCCCTATTGATAATTCTGTCAATACCCCTATTGACGCAAATGTCAAAGAGAATAATACAAGTATTAATAATACAAGTAATAACAATATAAATAGAATAGATATATTGTCGGGCAACCCGACAGCATCTTCTATACCCTATAAAGAAATTATCGATTACTTAAACAAAAAAGCGGGCAAGCATTTTAAACACAATACAGCTAAAACAAAAGATTTTATTAAAGCAAGATGGAATCAAGATTTTAGGTTGGAGGATTTTAAAAAGGTGATTGATATCAAAACAGCTGAGTGGCTAAACACGGATAGCGATAAATACCTTAGACCAGAAACACTTTTTGGTAATAAATTTGAGGGATACCTCAATCAAAAAGCAGAACCAACTGGCATAGATCAATTGGAACGTATGAAGTACGACGAAAGTTATTGGGATTAGGGGGGATATTATGAAACCACTATTCAGTGAAAAGATAAACGAAAGTTTGAAAAAATATCAACCTACTCATGTCGAAAAAGGATTGAAATGTGAGAGATGTGGAAGTGAATACGACTTATATAAGTTTGCTCCTACTAAAAAACACCCGAATGGTTACGAGTATAAAGACGGTTGCAAATGTGAAATCTATGAGGAATATAAGCGAAACAAGCAACGGAAGATAAACAACATATTCAATCAATCAAACGTTAATCCGTCTTTAAGAGATGCAACAGTCAAAAACTACAAGCCACAAAATGAAAAACAAGTACACGCTAAACAAACAGCAATAGAGTACGTACAAGGCTTCTCTACAAAAGAACCAAAATCATTAATATTGCAAGGTTCATACGGAACTGGTAAAAGCCACCTAGCATACGCTATCGCAAAAGCAGTCAAAGCTAAAGGGCATACGGTTGCTTTTATGCACATACCAATGTTGATGGATCGTATCAAAGCGACATACAACAAAAATGCAGTTGAAACTACAGACGAGCTAGTCAGATTGCTAAGTGATATTGATTTACTTGTACTAGATGATATGGGTGTAGAAAACACAGAACACACTTTAAATAAACTTTTTAGCATTGTTGATAACAGAGTAGGTAAAAACAACATCTTTACAACTAACTTTAGTGATAAAGAACTAAATCAAAATATGAACTGGCAACGTATCAATTCAAGAATGAAACACAATGCAAGAAAAGTAAGAGTAATCGGAGACGATTTCAGGGAGCGAGATGCATGGTAATAACAAAACAAAATATAAAAGAAATATTACATTGTAGAGATGTATATGCTCAAAAGATGATTGATTTTGCAAACGGAGACCAAGAGAAACTTAAAAAACTTATTGATGATAAGTTGAAAGAAAAAGAAGAAAGATCCGCTATCGTCGAATATTAAGGAGTGTTAAAAAATGCCGAAAGAAAAATATTACTTATACCGAGAAGATGGCACAGAAGATATTAAGGTTATCAAACATGAAGATAACGAGAATGAAGTTTATTCGCTCACAGGAGCCCATTTCAGCGACGAAAAGAAAATTATGACTGATAGTGACCTAAAACGATTCAAAGGCGCTCACGGGCTTCTATATGAGCAAGAGCTAGGTTTACAAGCAACGATATTTGATATTTAGAGGTGGACGATGAGTAAATACAACGCTAAGAAAGTTGAGTACAAAGGAATTGTATTTGATAGCAAAGTAGAGTGTGAATATTACCAATATTTAGAAAGTAATATGAATGGCACTAACTATGATCGTATCGAAATACAACCGAAATTCGAACTACAACCTAAATTTGGGAAACAAAGACCGATTACGTATATAGCTGATTTCTCTTTGTGGAAGGATGGCAAACTGGTCGAAGTTTTAGATATTAAAGGTAAGGCGACTGAAGTTGCCAACATCAAAGCGAAGATATTCAGATATCAGTATAGAGATGTGAATTTAACGTGGATATGTAAAGCGCCTAAATACACAGGTCAAGAATGGATAGCATATGAAGACTTAGTGAAAGTCAGACGTAAAAGAAAAAGAGAAATGAAGTGATTTAATGCAACAACAAGCATATATAAACGCAACGATTGATATAAGAATACCTACCGAAGTTGAATATCAGCATTTTGATGATGTGGATGATGAAAAAGATATGCTAGCAGAGCGTTTAGATAAAAATCCAGATGAGTTATTGAAGTATGACGACATAAAAATAAGACATGCATATATAGAGGTGGAATAAATGGCGAAAACAGCAAGAATTGTAAGGATACATGATAAACCTTATAGGTTCAGTAAATTTGAAATGGAATTAATAGAAAGTCACGGTATAACACCTGGAATGGTTTCTAAAAGAGTAAAAGACGGTTGGGAACTACATGAAGCAATGGACGCACCAGAAGGTACGCGTTTAAGTGAGTACAGAGAAAAGAAAACAATAGAAAGACTGGAACAAGCTAGACTCGAACGCAAATTGGAAAGAAAGCGAAAGAGAGAGGCTGAGCTAAGAAGAAAGAAGCCACACTTGTTTAATGTACCTCAGAAACATCCAAGAGGACGTTATGCGTGCTACCTGATGGAAAACGACATATTCGTGAAAGTTAAGAAGTAGATCATGACAGATAACGCACGCAAAGAATACCTAAATCAATTCTTTGGATCTAAGAGATATCTGTATCAGGATAACGAACGAGTGGCACATATTCATGTAGTAAACGGCACTTATTACTTTCATGGGCATATCGTGCCAGGTTGGCAAAGCGTTAAAAAGACATTTGATACAGCGGAAGAGCTTGAAACATATATAAAGCAACACGGTTTGGAACACGAGGAACAGAAGCAACTAACTTTATTTTAAGGAGATGGAAATGATGAAAATCAAAGTTGAAAAAGAAATGAACTTACCTGAACTTATCCAATGGGCTTGGGATAACCCCAAGTTATCAGGAAATAAAAGATTCTATTCAAATGATTTTGAGCGCAACTGTTGTGTGACTTTTGACGTCGATAGCATCTTATGTAGTGTGACTGGATATTTATCAATTAACGATAAATTTACTATTCAAGAGGAGATATGAACAATGAAAATCAAAGTTAAAAAAGAAATGAGACTAGATGAATTAATTAAGTGGGCGCGAGAAAATCCGGAGCTATCAAAAGGAAAAATTTTTCTTGCAAAAGGTTTTAGTAATGGATCCGTTCGTTTTCAACGAAATACAAATACGTGTTCGATATCAAGTTTTATTCCAATTGATATCCCCTTCATAGTTGATATTGAAAAAGAAGTAACGGAAGAGACTAAGTTTGATAGGTTGTTAGAGGTATATGAGATTCAAGAAGGAGTCTATAAATCCGCATTACACAAAGGTATCAGTTTGAACGAACGTTTTGAAGACGACAATATTTTTCCTACTAAAGCATTCTATATCTTAAACGATGACATGACGATGACATTGATTTGGAAAGATGGGGAGTTGGTAGAATGATGTTGAAATTTAAAGCTTGGGATAAAGATAAAAAAGTTATGAGTATTATTGACGAAATCGATTTTAATAGTGGGTACATTTTGATTTCAACAGGTTATAAAAGTTTCAATGAAGTAAAACTATTACAATACACAGGATTTAAAGATGTGCACGGTGTGGAGATTTATGAAGGGGATATTGTTCAAGATTGTTATTCGAGAGAAGTAAGTTTTATCGAGTTTAAAGAAGGAGCCTTTTATATAACTTTTAGCAATGTAACTGAATTACTAAGTGAAAATGACGATATTATTGAAATTGTTGGAAATATTTTTGAAAATGAGATGCTATTGGAGGTTATGAGATGACGTTCACCTTATCAGATGAACAATATAAAAATCTTTGTACTAACTTTAACAAGTTATTAGATAAACTTCACAAAGCATTAAAAGATCGTGAAGAGTACAAGAAGCAACGTGATGAGCTTATTGGAGATATAGCTAAGTTACGAGAACGTAATGAAGAGCTGGAGGACATGTGGCGCACACTCAAAAATGAATTGCTTGGAAGATACGAATTTTACCGTTTTAGACTTAACGAACTACAGCTTGAGAGCAATGCGAACAAGTCAGTAGCTATAAACATGGGAGCTAAAATCAACGCAAGTGCTATATTGTACCGAATGGACAAATTAGACGGAACAAATGAGTTCTACGAATTTTTAGGACAAATGGAGGATGACACTAATGAATAATCGCGAACAAATTGAACAATCAGTGATCAGTGCTAGTGCGTATAACGGCAATGACACAGAGGGATTGCTAAAAGAGATTGAGGACGTGTATAAGAAAGCGCAAGCGTTTGATGAAATACTTGAGGGTTTACCTAATGCTATGCAAGATGCACTCAAAGAAGATATTGGTCTTGATGAAGCAGTAGGGATTATGACGGGGCAAGTGGTCTATAAATATGAGGAGAGTGAAGAGTGATGAGTAGTCCGAAAATTAAGCCCTGCCCTTTTTGTGGCGGTCTAGCAGATATACGATATAGCTTTGATACATTATTAATTGAATGTACTAATAAAAATTGCAAACTACAACCATCTACATGGTCACACGTTCATACCAATAATGCAGAAAAACTTATAAAAATTTGGAATAAAAGAAAAGATTTAGAGGAGCAGGAAAATGACTAACACATTAACAGTAGATCAATTACAAGAGTTATTACAAATACAAAAGGAGTTTGACGATAGAATTCCAACACTTAATTTACAAGATAGTAAGGTTGCGTATGTTGTTGAATTCTTTGAATGGTTTAATACATTGGAAACGTTTAAAAACTGGAAAAAGAAACCAGGTAAGCCATTAGATGTGCAGTTAGATGAGTTAGCAGACATGTTGGCGTTTGGATTGAGTATTGCGAATCAACAATCAGACGATATGGAAGAAATTTTGGATTATGTAGAAGATGGCATTTTTACCGATTGTATAGATAGTGTTGAAATTGATTTTAATGACAGTGATATAGTTGATGAATTTATGTCAGATATAGACGAATTATACAACGGTTGGTTTAGTATTAATTTATTCTTACCATTCGCTATTGCAATCCAATACTACACTATCGACAAACTCATCTCAGCTTATAAAAAGAAAATGGAGCGAAATCATGCAAGACAAGATGGAACAGCAGACACAGAAAAAGGTTACGTGTAAAGACATCTTAGATCGAGTCAAGGAGGTTTTGGGGAAGTGACACAATATTTAGTCACAACATTCAAAGATTCAACAGGACGTAAACATACGCACATAACTAAAGTTAAGAGTAATCAAAGGTTTACAGTTGTTGAGGCAGAGAGTAAAGAAGAAGCGAAAGAGAAATATGAGGCACGGAACAAACCAGTTGATGGAGCGACCAACTTAAACGATATCAAATCAAATATTGGTATCTTTCACGTTGAAAAAGTCGAACCAAACGAGGGTATGGTGGATATTAATATTGAGACAATGAAACCATTCGAGGAGGCAGATGATGATTAACATACCTAAAATGAAATTCCCGAAAAAGTACACTGAAATAATCAAAAAATATAAAAATAAAACACCTGAAGAAAAAGCTAAGATTGAAGATGATTTCATTAAAGAAATTAATGATAAAGACAGTGAATTTTACAGTCCTATGATGGCTAATATGAATGAACATGAATTAAGGGCTATGTTAAGAATGATGCCTAGTTTAATTGATACTGGAGATGGCAATGATGATTAAAAAACTTAAAAATATGGATTGGTTCGATATCTTTATTGCTGGAATACTGCGATTATTCGGCGTAATCGCACTGATGCTTGTTGTCATATCGCCTATCTATACAGTGGCTAGTTACCAAAACAAAGAAGTACATCAAGGGACAATTACAGATAAATATAACAAGAGACAAGATAAAGAAGACAAGTTCTATATTGTATTAGACAACAAACAAGTCATTGAAAACTCCGACTTATTATTCAAAAAGAAATTTGATAGCGCAGACATACAAGCTAGGTTAAAAGTAGGCGACAAAGTAGAAGTTAAGACGATTGGATATAGAATACACTTTTTAAATTTATATCCGGTCTTATACGAAGCAAAGAAGGTAGATAAACAATGATTAAACAAATATTAAGACTATTATTCTTACTAGCAATGTATGAGCTAGGTAAGTATGTAACTGAGCAAGTATATATTATGATGACGGCTAATGATGATGTAGAGGCGCCGAGTGACTTCGCAAAGTTGAGCGATCAGTGTGATTTGATGAGGGCGGAGGTGTCAGAATAGATGTATAGCAAAGAGTCAATCGTTAATATGATAGGCACACATAAAATGAAGTGTAATGTGTTAGCTGATGTAATACCGGAATATGATAGCAATTCAATCGCACAGTATGGTATACAAGCGACGTTACCGAAACCACAAGGGGAAAACTCAAGCAAAGTTGAAGATGTTGTTGTGAGGCTTGAAAGAGCAAATAAAAGGTATGCGCAGATGTTAAAAGAAGTTGAGTTTATAAATCAATCACAACAGAGATTAGGACACGTTGACTTTTGCTTCTTAGAGTTGTTGAAGAAAGGTTATAACAGAGATGCAATTATCAAGAAGATGCCTAACTCTAAATTGAACAGAAACAACTTCTTAGCGCGCCGTGATGAGTTAGCAGAAAAGATTTATCTACTACAGTGACGAAAATGACAAAAATGACAAAAATGACAGAAATGACGAAAATGACACTATTTTTAAACTGTGAATTAATTTTATATAATTGATTTGTAAGAATTATCTTAAGACGTGGGGTAATAGCCACATTAGATGTTCTCATCGATGTGATTGAGAAGTGACAAACATATAAAAATTGATATGTTACGCTATTAATCACTTACTACCTGCCTATATGGTGGGTAGTTTAATTCTTGCATTTTGAGTCATAACTATTTTCCTCCTTTCACATTTATTGAACGTAGCTCCTGCACGAGATGTAGGGGCATTTTTATATTAAAAAAATAACAAGAGTAATTAACGTAAAGGCGTGTGATACAGTGAAAACAATTGATTAAATTAACACCGAAGCAAGAAAAGTTTGTGCTAGGACTCATAGAGGGCAAGAGCCAACGGAAAGCATATATTGACGCAGGGTATTCGACTAAAGGTAAGAGTGGGGAATATCTAGATAAAGAAGCGAGTACACTTTTTAAAAATCGGAAGGTTTCCGGAAGGTACGAAAAATTGCGTCAAGAAGTAGCTGAACAATCAAAATGGACACGCCAAAAGGCCTTTGAAGAATATGAGTGGCTAAAGAATGTAGCTAAGAATGACATTGAAATAGAGGGAGTGAAGAAAGCGACAGCTGATGCATTCCTCGCTAGTTTAGATGGTATGAATAGAATGACGTTAGGTAACGAAGTTTTAGCTAACAAGAAAATAGAAACTGAAATTAAGATGCTTGAGAAGAAGATTGAACAAATAGATAAAGGTGACAGTGGAACAGAAGATAAAATCAAACAACTTCACGACGCAATAACGGAAGTGATCGTCAATGAATAAACTTAAATCTTTATATACGGACAAACAAATTGAAATATTGAAGCAAACGCAAAAACAAGATTGGTTTATGTTAATTAATCACGGAGCAAAGCGTACAGGTAAAACAATATTAAACAATGACTTATTTTTACGTGAGTTAATGCGTGTGCGAAAGATAGCAGACGAAGAAGGAATTGAGACACCTCAATATATACTTGCTGGTGCAACATTAGGTACGATTCAAAAAAACGTACTAATAGAGTTAACTAACAAATATGGCATTGAGTTTAATTTTGATAAATATAATTCATTCATGTTATTTGGCGTTCAAGTGGTTCAGACAGGTCACAGTAAAGTAAGTGGTATAGGAGCTATACGTGGTATGACATCGTTCGGTGCATATATCAATGAAGCGTCGTTAGCGCATGAAGAGGTGTTTGACGAGATTAAGTCACGTTGTAGTGGAACTGGTGCAAGAATATTGGTAGATACCAACCCTGACCATCCCGAGCATTGGTTGTTGAAAGATTATATTGAAAATACAGATCCTAAAGCAGGTATACTGAGTCACCAATTTAAGCTCGATGACAATAACTTTCTTAATGATAGATATAAAGAGTCTATTAAGGCTTCAACACCATCAGGTATGTTCTATGAACGTAATATCAACGGTATGTGGGTGTCTGGTGACGGTGTAGTATATGCCGACTTTGATTTGAATGAGAATACGATTAAAGCAGATGAACTGGACGACATACCTATCAAAGAATACTTTGCTGGTGTCGACTGGGGTTACGAGCACTATGGATCTATTGTGTTAATAGGACGAGGTATAGATGGTAACTTTTATTTTATTGAGGAGCACGCACACCAATTTAAGTTTATTGATGATTGGGTGGATATTGCAAAAGATGTTGTAAGTAGATATGGCAATATTAATTTTTACTGCGATACTGCACGACCTGAATACATCACTGAATTTAGAAGACATAGATTACGTGCAATTAACGCTGATAAAAGTAAACTATCGGGTGTAGAGGAAGTTGCTAAGTTGTTCAAACAAAACAAGTTACTTGTTCTTTATGATAATATGGATAGGTTTAAGCAAGAGGTATTTAAATATGTTTGGCACCCTACAAACGGAGAGCCTATAAAAGAATTTGATGACGTGTTGGACTCGTTAAGATATGCCATATACACACATACTAAACCTGAACGATTAAGGAGGGGGAAATGACATTGTATAAGTTAATAGATGATATTGAAGCACAAGGAATATTGCCTAAGCATATTGAGGCTCTAATAGAGTCACATAAAGACGATAGAGAGAGAATGGTTAATCTCTATAATAGATACAAGACACATATTGACTATGTACCAATATTCAAACGTCGACCAATTGAAGAAAAAGAAGATTTTGAAACTGGTGGAAATGTAAGGCGATTAGACGTGTCTGTTAATAACAAACTTAACAACTCTTTTGACAGCGAAATTGTTGATACACGTGTTGGTTATTTACATGGTGTTCCTGTTACTTATGATTTAGATGAAAACGCAGAAAAAAACGAAAAGTTGAAAAAGTTTATAACCAACTTTGCCATTAGAAATAGTGTTGATGATGAGGATTCTGAAATAGGTAAAATGGCAGCAATTTGCGGATATGGTGCTAGGTTAGCATATATTGATACGAATGGTGATATTAGGATTAAGAATATAGATCCCTATAATGTTATTTTTGTTGGCGACAATATTTTAGAACCTACATACTCATTGCGCTACTTTTATGAAAAAGATGATGATAATGGCACTGATTATGTGTACGCAGAGTTTTACGATAATACTTATTATTATGTATTTCGAGGAGAAGGTATTGACGCTTTGCAAGAAGTTGGACGATATGAACATTTATTTGATTACAATCCATTGTTTGGTGTACCTAACAACAAAGAGATGATAGGAGATGCTGAAAAGGTTATTCACTTAATTGACGCATATGATTTAACAATGAGCGATGCATCAAGTGAGATTAGTCAGACACGTTTAGCATACCTTGTGTTACGCGGTATGGGTATGAGTGAAGAAATGATTCAAGAAACACAAAAGAGTGGCGCATTTGAGTTGTTCGACAAAGATATGGACGTTAAATACTTAACAAAAGATGTAAATGACACAATGATTGAGAACCATTTAGATCGAATCGAAAAGAATATCATGCGTTTTGCAAAGTCAGTAAACTTTAATTCTGACGAGTTTAACGGAAATGTACCTATCATTGGAATGAAACTTAAACTTATGGCTTTAGAGAACAAGTGTATGACGTTTGAGCGTAAGATGACAGCTATGTTGAGGTATCAATTCAAAGTTATTTTATCTGCATTAAAGCGTAAAGGGTACAACTTGGATGATGATAGTTATTTAAACCTGATATTTAAGTTCACTCGTAACATTCCAGTTAATAAGTTAGAAGAATCACAAGTGCTAATTAACCTGAAGGGACAAGTTTCAGAACGAACAAGGTTAGGACAATCACAACTAGTTGATGATGTTGATTACGAATTAGACGAAATGGAAAAAGAAAGTCTTGAATTTAATGACAAATTACCTGACATAGATGAAGGTGACGCAAATGACAAATCCCAAAATAACCAATCAGAATGATATTGATGAGTATATCGAGGGTTTAATCTCTAAAGCAGAAAAACCAATAGAACAACTATTTGCTAATCGACTTAAAGAGATAAAACAAATCATCGCAGATATGTTTGAGAAATATCAAAATGATGATGTGTATGTTACATGGACTGAATTCAATAAATACAACAGGCTCAATAAGGAGTTAACTCGTATAGGTACAATGTTGACTGATGACTATAGGCAAGTAGCTAAGATGATTCAGAAGTCACAAGAAGATGCTTATATAGAAAAATTCCTTATGAGCCTTTATTTATATGAAATGGCGAGTCAAACATCTATGCAGTTTGATGTTCCGAGTAAAGAGGTAATCAAATCAGCTATTGAACAACCTATTGAGTTCATTCGTTTAATGCCAACACTACAAAAACATCGTGATGAAGTATTGAAAAAGATACGTATGCACATTACACAAGGTATTATGAGTGGAGAGGGTTACTCTAAGATAGCAAAAGCAATACGCGATGATATCGGCATGTCTAAAGCTCAATCATTGCGTGTGGCTCGTACAGAAGCAGGCAGAGCAATGTCACAAGCTGGACTTGATAGCGCAATGGTTGCTAAAGATAACGGTTTGAAGATGAAGAAACGTTGGCATGCTACTAAAGATACACGTACACGTGATACTCATCGCCATTTAGACGGTGAATCTGTAGAAATAGACCAAAACTTTCAATCAAGTGGGTGCGTTGGACAAGCACCAAAGCTATTTATCGGTGTAAACAGTGCGAAAGAAAATATCAACTGTCGTTGTAAATTACTCTATTACATTGATAAAGATGAATTACCCACTGTGATGAGAGTGCGTAATGATGATGGTGAAAATGAAGTTATACCATTCATGAATTATCGTGAGTGGGAAAAACACAAGAGGAAAAAGAAATAATGTATCTATCGACCTTAGCATGTCGTTAAACTGCTTTTTATTATGCACTTTTCGGACTGTTAGGGTACGCGAAGGGCAAAAAGGAGTTTTGATATATGAATATCGAAGAAGTTAAGTCTTTTTTTGAAGAACACAAAGACGATAAAGAAGTAAAAGATTATCTAAAGGGACTTAAGACGGTGTCTGTTGATGACGTTAAAGGCTTTTTAGATACAGAAGAAGGTAAACGATTCATTCAACCTGAATTAGATCGTTATCATTCGAAAGGATTAGAATCATGGAAAGAGAAAAATCTTGAGAATCTAATCGAACAAGAAGTACAGAAGCGTAATCCTGAGCAATCAGAAGAACAAAAACGTATTAGTGCTCTTGAAAAAGAGTTAGAAAAACGCGACGCAGAGGCAAAACGTGAGAAGTTAAGAAGTAACGCGCTAGGTAAAGCGCAGGAACTAAATTTACCAACATCCTTAGTTGATAGATTTTTAGGCGACTCTGATGAAGATACTGAACAAAATTTGAAAGTTTTAAAAGAAACTTTTGACAAGTATGTTCAAGAAGGTGTTGAGTCTAAATTTAAATCGAGTGGAAGAGATGTTAAAGAATCACAAAATCAAGATTCAGACCCTTCAAATGTAAAGTCCATTGAAGAAATGGCGGAAGAAATCAATATTAGAAAATAAAGTGAGGTAATAAAATATGGCAACTCCAACATACACGCCAGGCAATGTTATTTTATCGGATTTTAAAAACGGCGTTATTCCAGCAGAACAAGGTACTTTAATCATGAAAGACATTATGTCTAATTCAGCAATTATGAAATTAGCTAAAAATGAGCCAATGACAGCACAAAAGAAAAAATTTACTTACTTAGCTAAAGGTGTAGGCGCTTACTGGGTATCAGAAACGGAACGTATTCAAACTTCTAAGCCTGAGTATGCACAAGCAGAAATGGAAGCTAAGAAAATTGGTGTAATCATCCCGTTATCAAAAGAGTTTCTTAAATGGACTGCAAAAGATTTCTTTAATGAGGTTAAACCTTTAATTGCAGAGGCGTTTTACAAAGCGTTTGACCAAGCTGTTATCTTTGGTACTAAATCACCTTATAACACTTCAACTAGTGGTAAACCGCTTGTTGAAGGCGCAGAAGAGAAAGGTAACGTTGTTACAGATACTAATAATTTATACGTAGACCTTTCGGCATTAATGGCTACTATTGAAGATGAAGAGTTAGATCCAAACGGAGTATTAACTACACGTTCATTCAGAAGTAAAATGCGTAATGCTTTAGATGCTAATGACAGACCATTATTTGATGCTAACGGGAACGAGATTATGGGATTACCACTATCTTATACTGGAGCGGATGTATACGACAAAAAGAAATCATTAGCACTAATGGGTGATTGGGATTACGCACGTTACGGTATCTTACAAGGTATTGAGTATGCAATTTCTGAAGATGCCACGTTAACGACGTTACAAGCATCAGATGCTTCTGGCCAACCAGTATCATTATTTGAACGTGATATGTTCGCTTTACGTGCGACGATGCATATTGCATACATGAACGTTAAACCAGAAGCGTTCGCAACGCTTAAACCAACTGAATAGGAGGAGATATGATGGCTAATCCTGCAGAAGAGATTAAGGTAAAAAAAGACAATATGACCATTACTGTTACAAAGAAGGCGTTTGACTCTTATTACAGTCTTGTTGGTTACAAAGAGGTTAAATCACGCCGTACTACGTCGGATAAGAGTGAGTGATAAAAATGACTCTTTATGAAGATGTTAAACTTTTACTCAAGAAAAATGGAGTGGAAGTTAAAAGTGATGAAGAAGAAATGTTTAAGATGGAAGTTGACGGAATACTAGAAGATGTTAGGGATATAACAAACAATGATTTTATGAAAGATGGTCAAGTTATTTATCCTTACTCAATCAAAAAGTATGTCGCAGACGTTCTAGAGTATTATCAACGTCCTGAAGTTAAAAAGAATTTAAAGTCAAGAAGTATGGGGACAGTGTCGTACACTTATAACGATGGTGTCCCTGATTACATTAGCGGAGTATTAAACAGGTATAAACGAGCAAAGTTTCATCCGTTTAAACCAATAAGATAGAGGTGTTGTTCGTGTTTAATCCATATGATGAATTCCCTCATACCATTTCTATTGGAAGTATTAAAAAAGTAGGAGAGTATCCAATTATACAAGAGCGCTTTGTAAGCGATAAAACAATTAAAGGATTTATGGATACGCCTACTACATCTGAACAACTAAAATTTCATCAAATGTCCCAAGAGTATGATAGGAACCTATACGTACCTCATGACTTACCAATATCTAAAAATAACTTATTTGAGTATGAGGGTAGAATCTTTGATGTTATAGGCGATTCTGTAGATCAGGGCGGACAACATGAAATTAAGTTGCTACGACTTAAACAGGTGCCATATGGCAAAGGTTAAGTATGGCGCTGATAGTATGGTTGTTGAATTAGATAAGTTCGATAAGAAAATAGAAGAGTGGGTTAAAAAAGGTATTGCTAAAACAACGACGAAGATTTACAACACTGCTGTAGCATTAGCTCCTGTTGACTTAGGTTTTTTAAAAGAAAGTATTGACTTTAAATATTTCGACGGTGGGTTATCCAGTGTTATAAGTGTCGGCGCAGATTATGCAATATACGTTGAATACGGTACTGGTATATATGCTACTGGTCCTGGTGGTAGTCGTGCTACAAAGATTCCGTGGAGTTTTGAAGGTGATGACGGCGAATGGTACACAACATATGGTCAAGAGCCACAGCCGTTTTGGAATCCTGCAATTGACGCAGGACGCAAGACATTCGAGCAGTATTTTTCATAGAGGTGGTAAAATATGTGGGTATCAGTTGAACCTGAACTTACAAATCAAATATATAAAAGATTAATCTCAGACCCTAACATTAACAAACTAGTTTATGATAGGGTCTTTGACGTTGTTCAAGATGACGCTGTTTACCCATATATTGTTGTGGGTGAATCGAACGTCACTAACAACGAATCTAGCGCAACAATGAGAGAAACAGTCGGTATTGTCATACATGTGTATTCGCAGTTCGCTACACAATACGAGGCTAAGCTCATTTTAAGCGCGATAGGTTATGTGCTTAACAGACCTATAGAAATAGAAAATTACGAATTCCAATATAGCCGTATCGATAGTCAAGCAGTATTCCCTGATATAGACAGGTTTACTAAGCATGGCACGATACGGCTTTTATTTAAGTACAGACATAAAAAGAAAAACGAAGGAGTGTATTAAATGGCGCAAAAAAACTATTTAGCAGTTGTACGTCCAGCTGAAACTGATTTAGATCCAGTAGAATCTTTATTATTAGCTGACTTACAAGAAGGTGGACATACGATTGAAAATGATTTAGCTGAAATAGTACGAGGCGGTAAAACGGACTATTCTCCCAATGCAATGTCAGAATCATTTAAATTAACAATTGGTAATGTGCCTGGAGATAAAGGAATTGAAGCAGTGAAACACGCTGTACAAACAGGTGGACAGTTGCGTATATGGCTTTATGAGCGTAATAAACGTGCAGACGGTAAACATCACGGAATGTTTGGTTATGTTGTTCCAGAATCATTTGAAATGTCGTTTGATGATGAAAGTGACAAAATCGAACTATCATTAAAAGTTAAATGGAATACAGCAGAAGGTGCTGAAGATAACTTGCCGAAAGAGTGGTTTGAAGCTGCAGGTGCGCCTACAGTTGAATACGAAAAATTCGGCGAAAAAGTCGGAACATTCGAGAATCAAAAGAAAGCTAGTGTTGTATCTGGTTCACACACGGAAGACCATTCTATGTAAACTAATAGATCAAGGGGGCGTAAGCTCCCTATTTTTTTATAAAAAAATTGAAAAGAGGTATATATTTTGACTGAATTTAATCCAATTACAACATTAAAAATTAATGACGGAGAAAAAGATTACGAAGTAGAAGCAAAAGTAACATTTGCATTTGACCGAAAAGCTGAAAAATTCTCAGAAGATAGCGAAGATGGGAGAAAAGGAGCAATGCCAGGATTCAATGTTATCTTTAACGGTTTGCTAGAATCTAGAAACAAAGCGATTTTACAATTTTGGGAATGTGCTACTGCTTATTTAAAAAACCCACCAACTCGAGAACAATTAGAAAAAGCGATTGATGATTTCATCACTGAAAACGAGGATACTTTGCCGTTATTACAAGGGGCTTTGGACAAACTTAACAATAGTGGTTTTTTCAAGAGGGAGAGTCGCTCGTACTGGATGACATTGAACAAAGCACCGAATATGGCCAAAAGCGAGGACAAAGAAATGACGAAAGCAGGCATAGAAATGATGAAAGAGAATTACAAGGAAATCATGGGCGCAGAACCTTACACGATTACTCAAAAATAAGGCAACTGACAGCTAGATATTTAGGATATATCCCTGAACATGAATTGTTAGCACTAACACCTGCTGAATGGCGTGATTGGCTTATTGGTGGTCAGGATAGGTACCTAGATCAAAGACAATTATTAATTGAACAAGCGCAAGCTAACGGCTTAGTACAAGCTTCTAAGAGGCTAACTAGTATGATTCGTGACATTGAGAAACAACGTTACGAAATAAGAGAACCTGGTAGCTATGCTCGTGTACAAAAAGCTAGATTAGAAGAAGAAAAAAGAAGACGTGAACTCTTCAAAGAAGGTACAAGAAAATTCCTTGAATCGAAAGGAGGTTAGCCTTTGGATACTCATTTTATGGCAAAGATTATGGCCAATATTAGAGATTTCCAAAGCAACGTAAGGAAAGCTCAACGATTAGCAAAGACGGCTGTACCAAACGAAATTGAAACAGATGTAAAAGCAGATATTTCAAGATTCCAAAGAGCTTTACAACGCGCTAAAGCTATGGCGCAAAAATGGCGTGAACATAACGTTAAAATAGATGGTAATAATTCACCGTTAAAACGTGCAATTGCTAGTGCAAAAACGATGTTGGCCACGTTACACAACAAAACAATAAAAGTTAATTTCGATACGAGAGGTATGACAAAAACCCAAATTTTAACTAAGGCACTGAATCAGTCCTTAACTGATTATAGTGAGAAAATGGACGCGCTAGCTACTAAAATTCGTACATTTGGTACAATTTTTGCACAACAAGTTAAAGGCTTAATGATTGCTAGTATACAAGCATTGATACCAGTGATTGCCGGGTTAGTACCTGCAATAATGGCAGTACTTAATGCGGTTGGTGTATTAGGGGGTGGCGTTTTAGGTTTAGTTGGCGCATTCTCTGTCGCAGGTCTTGGAGTTGTTGGTTTTGGTGCAATGGCTATTAGCGCTCTTAAAATGGTTGAAGATGGAACATTGGCAGTAACAAAAGAAGTTCAAAACTTTAGAGATGCGAGCGATCAATTAAAAACTACATGGCGTGATATTGTTAAAGAGAATCAAGCAAGTATCTTTAATGCGATGTCAGCAGGTATCAGAGGCGTTACAAGTGCGATGTCTCAATTAAAACCATTCTTATCCGAAGTATCTATGCTGGTTGAAGCAAACGCACGCAAGTTTGAGGATTGGGTTAAACATTCTGAAACAGCTAAGAAAGCATTTGAAGCATTGAATAGCATAGGTGGCGCAATCTTCGGAGATTTATTGAACGCTGCAGGACGATTTGGCGACGGATTAATTAACATTTTCACTCAATTAATGCCGTTGTTCAAATTTGCGTCTCAAGGACTACAGAACATGTCTATAGCTTTCCAAAATTGGGCTAATAGTGTGGCTGGTCAGAATGCTATTAAAGCGTTTATTGACTACACTACCACTAACTTACCTAAGATTGGTCAGATATTTGGCAATGTGTTCGCTGGTATTGGTAATTTAATGATTGCTTTTGCTCAAAACAGTTCTAACATTTTTGACTGGTTAGTTAAATTAACTTCTCAATTTAGAGCATGGTCAGAACAAGTAGGACAATCACAAGGATTTAAAGACTTTATCAGCTACGTTCAAGAGAATGGTCCTACTATTATGCAGTTAATCGGTAATATCGTAAAAGCGTTAGTGGCATTTGGTACTGCAATGGCTCCTATAGCTAGTAAATTACTAGATTTCATTACTAATTTAGCTGGATTTATCGCCAAACTATTCGAAGCACACCCAGCAGTCGCTCAAATTATCGGTGTTATCGGTATTTTAGGTGGCGTATTTTGGGCTTTAATGGCTCCGATTGCAGCTGTTAGCAGTGTATTAAGTAATGTGTTTGGCGTAACTTTATTAAATATTGTCACAAGAATACTGGAATTAACTAGGATAACTGATTTGGTAAGTAAAGTGTTCGGTTTATTAGCTGGTGTTTTCACAAGTATTTCTGTGCCAGTATTAGCAGTAATTGCCGTAATTGGCGCATTCATTGGTATTCTTGTTTATTTATGGAAAACAAACGAGAATTTCAGAAAAACAATAACCGAAGCTTGGAACGGTATCAAAACAGCCGTTTCTGGTGCGATTCAGGGCGTCGTTGATTGGTTAACTCAATTGTGGGGCAAAATTCAAACAACGTTGCAACCAATCATGCCTATATTACAAATGCTAGGGCAAATATTCATGCAAGTATTAGGTGTTTTAGTCATAGGTATCATCACAAACGTTATGAATATCATACAAGGTTTATGGACGTTAATTACAATTGCGTTCCAAGCCATAGGAACAGTGATATCAGTAGCAGTCCAAATCATAGTAGGCTTGCTTACTGCTTTAATACAGTTTCTTACTGGCGACTTCTCGGGTGCTTTGGAGACAATTAAAACTACGATTTCCAATGTACTTGATACCATTTGGCAATACATGCAATCAGTTTGGAATTCGATTATCGGCTTTTTAACTGGTGTCATGGATAGAACATTATCAATGTTTGGCACAAGTTGGTCACAAATATGGAGTACGATCACTAATTTTGTTAGTAATATTTGGAATAGTGTTACTGATTGGTTCGGTAGAGTTGCATCGAGTATATCTAGTTTGATGGGATTGGCTTTAAGCTATATTATTTCTAAAGGTTCTGAATGGGTTTCTAATATTTGGAACACTGTCACAAGCTTTGCAAGCAAAGTAGCTGATGGATTTAAAAGAGTTGTCTCAAATGTAGGCGACGGCATGAGAAATGCACTTAATAGAATCAAAGATTTTTTCGGCGATTTCTTGAACGCTGGCGCGGAATTAATCGGCAAAGTAGCTGAAGGTGTAGCTAACGCTGCACACAGAGTTGTTAGTGCAGTAGGTGATGCGATTTCATCAGCTTGGGATTCTGTAACTTCATTCGTGAGCGGTCATGGTGGAGGTAGTGGTTTAGGCAAAGGTTTAGCAGTATCACAAGCTAAAGTTATTGCTACAGATTTCGGTAGCGCCTTTAACAAAGAACTATCATCTACATTAACAGATAGTATAGGAGACCCGATAAGCACCACTTTTGATAGACACATGTCAGGCGATGTTCAACACAGCTTAAAAGAAAATAATAGGCCTATTGTGAATGTAACGATTAGAAATGAGGGTGACCTTGATTTAATTAAATCACGCATTGATGATATAGACGCTATAGACGGAAGTTTCAACTTATTATAAGGGAGGTTTGTTAGTTGATAGCGCATGATATAGAAGTAATAAGAAATGGAACGCAGTATCGCGTCAGTGACAATCCTTTTACTTATGATCATTTAGAAGTAGTTGAATATAATGTTACAGGCGCAGGATATCATCGCAACTATTCTGATATAGAAGGTATTGATGGTAGATTTCATAATTATGCTAAAGAAGAACTTAAAAAAGTAGAGCTTAAGCTAAGGTATAAAGTACCTAAAATTGCTTATGCTTCACATTTAAAGTCAGACGTCCAAGCGCTATTTGCTGGACGTTTTTATTTAAGGGAATTAGCTACACCAGACAATTCAATTAAGTATGAGCATATATTAGATATACCAAAATACAAACAAGCATTTGAGCTTGATTATGTTGATGGACGACAACTTTTTGTAGGACTAGTAAGTGAAGTTTCTTTTGACACAACACAAACATCAGGGGAATTTTCTTTGTCGTTTGAAACAACCGAACTACCATACTTTGAAAGTGTCGGTTATAGTACTGATCTTGAAAGTAATAACGACCCTGAAAAATGGTCGGTACCTGATAGATTGCCTACAAACGAAGGTGATAAGAGGCGTCAAATGACATTTTACAACACTAACTCAGGAGAAGTTTATTATAACGGTGATGTTCCTTTAACACAGTTTAATCAGTTTAATGTTGTTGAAATAGAGTTAGCTGAAGATGTTAAAGCTAATGATAAGGAGGGATTCACTTTCTATACAGATAAAGGAAATATCTCAGTTATTAAGGAAGTTGATTTAAAAGCCGGAGATAAAATAATCTTCGACGGTAAACATACCTATAGAGGTTATTTAAATATAGATTCTTTTAATAAAACTTTAGAACAACCGGTTTTATATCCAGGCTGGAATCGATTCAAGTCTAATAAAGTAATGAAACAAATTACATTTAGACACAAATTATATTTTAGATAAGGAGTAGCCTATGCCAATTTTATTAAAAAGTCTACAGGGTGTAGGGCACGCTATTAATGTTAGTACAAAGGTAAGTAAAAAGCTAAATGAAGATAGTTCTTTGGATCTAACTATTATCGAGAACGCGAGTACGTTTGACGCAATAGGTGCTATAACTAAAATGTGGACGATCACTCATGTTGAAGGTGAAGATGATTTCAACGAATATGTAATTGTCATACTTGATAAGTCTACTATTGGCGAAAAAATAAGGCTTGATATCAAAGCTAGGCAAAAAGAACTTGATGACCTTAACAATTCTAGGATTTACCAAGAGTATAACGAAAGTTTTACAGGCGTTGAGTTCTTCAATACTGTCTTTAAAGGAACGGGTTATAAGTATGTATTACATCCAAAAGTAGATGCATCTAAATTCGAGGGATTAGGCAAAGGAGATACACGATTAGAAATCTTTAAAAAAGGACTTGAGCGTTATCATCTCGAATATGAATACGATGCAAAGACTAAAACGTTTCATTTGTATGATGAATTATCTAAGTTTGCCAATTATTACATTAAAGCTGGTGTGAATGCTGATAACGTCAAAATACAAGAAGATGCATCTAAATGTTATACCTTTATTAAAGGTTATGGTGATTTTGATGGACAACAGACTTTTGCAGAAGCGGGACTACAAATTGAATTCACTCATCCATTAGCACAATTGATAGGTAAAAGAGAAGCGCCACCGCTTGTTGATGGACGTATTAAAAAAGAAGATAGTTTAAAAAAAGCAATGGAGCTAGTGATAAAGAAAAGTGTCACTGCTTCTATTTCCTTAGACTTTGTAGCGTTACGTGAACATTTCCCAGAAGCTAACCCTAAAATAGGTGATGTTGTTAGAGTGGTGGATTCTGCCATAGGATATAACGACTTAGTGAGAATAGTCGAAATCACTACACATAGAGATGCGTACAATAATATCACTAAGCAAGATGTAGTATTAGGAGACTTTACAAGGCGTAATCGTTATAACAAAGCAGTTCATGATGCTGCAAATTATGTTAAAAGCGTAAAATCTACAAAATCCGACCCATCTAAAGAACTAAAAGCATTAAACGCAAAAGTTAACGCAAGTTTATCTATAAATAATGAATTGGTTAAGCAGAATGAAAAAATAAACGCTAAAGTCGATAAGATGAATACTAAAACAGTTACAACTGCTAATGGTACGATCATGTACGACTTTACTAGTCAATCAAGTATAAGAAACATCAAATCAATTGGAACGATTGGCGACTCTGTAGCTAGAGGGTCGCACGCAAAAACTAATTTCACAGAAATGTTAGGCAAGAAATTGAAAGCCAAAACGACTAATCTTGCAAGAGGTGGCGCAACAATGGCAACAGTTCCAATAGGTAAAGAAGCGGTAGAAAACAGCATTTATAGACAAGCAGAGCAAATAAGAGGAGACTTAATCATATTACAAGGCACTGATGATGACTGGTTACACGGTTATTGGGCAGGCGTACCGATAGGCACTGATAAAACGGATACAAAAACGTTTTACGGTGCCTTTTGTTCTGCAATTGAAGTTATTAGAAAGAATAATCCAGATTCAAAAATACTAGTGATGACAGCTACAAGACAATGCCCTATGAGTGGTACAATAATACGCCGTAAAGACACGGACAAAAACAAACTAGGGTTAACACTTGAGGACTATGTAAACGCTCAAATACTAGCTTGTAGCGAGCTGGACGTGCCAGTGTTTGACGCATATCACACAGATTACTTTAAACCATACAATCCAGCTTTTAGGAAAGCGAGCATGGAGGACGGCTTACACCCTAATGAAAAAGGTCACGAGGTTATTATGTACGAGTTAATCAAGGATTATTACAGTTTTTACGACTAAAGGAGGCAACCAATGGCTTACGGATTAATAACAAGTTTGCATTCTACCACTGGCGCAAAAGTAGTTGCTCAGCACGAGTACAACTATCGATTACTTGATAATGGAATGAGCAAACTTGAGAAAATGTTTATATATCATCAAAAAGAAGAAATATACGCACACTCAGCGAAACAAATTAAATACTTGAATGACAGTGTTGAAGATTATTTAACGTATCTAAACGGCCGTTTCAGCAATATGGTACTAGGTCATAATGGCGACGGTATCAACGAAGTAAAAGACGCGCGTGTTGATAATACTGGTTATGATCATAAGACATTGCAAGATCGTTTGTATCATGATTATTCAACACTAGATGCTTTCACTAAAAAGGTTGAGAAAGCTGCAGATGAACACTATAAAGAATATCAAGCGACAGAATACCGATTTGAACCAAAAGAGCAAGAACCGGAATTCATCACAGATTTATCGCCATATACTAACGCAGTAATGCAATCATTTTGGGTAGACCCTAGAACGAAAATTATTTATATGACGCAAGCTCGTCCAGGCAATCATTACATGTTATCTAGATTGAAACCTAACGGGCAATTTATTGATAGATTACTTGTTAAGAATGGTGGTCATGGTACGCACAATGCGTATAGATACATTGATGGAGAATTATGGATTTATTCAGCTGTATTGGACAGTAACAAAAACAACAAGTTTGTACGTTTCCAATATAGAACTGGAGAAATAACTTATGGTAATGAAATGCAAGATGTCATGCCGAATATATTTAACGACAGATATACGTCAGCGATTTATAATCCGGTAGAAAATTTAATGATTTTTAGACGTGAATATAAACCCACTGAAAGACAACTTAAGAATTCGTTGAACTTTGTTGAGGTTAGAAGTGCTGATGATATTGATAAAGGTATAGACAAAGTATTGTATCAAATGGATATACCTATGGAATACACTTCAGATACACAACCTATGCAGGGTATTGCGTACGATGCAGGCATTTTATACTGGTACACTGGCGATTCAAATCCGGCTAATCCTAATTACTTACAAGGCTTCGATATCAAAACGAAAGAATTGTTATTTAAACGTCGTATCGATATTGGCGGTGTGAATAACAACTTTAAAGGAGATTTCCAAGAGGCTGAGGGTCTAGATATGTATTACGATCTAGAAACAGGACGTAAAGCGCTTTTAATAGGGGTAACTATTGGACCTGGTAACAACAGACATCACTCAATTTATTCTATCGGTCAAAGAGGTGTAAACCAATTCTTAAAAAATATCGCACCTCAAGTATCAATGACTGATTCAGGCGGACGTGTTAAACCGTTACCAATACAGAACCCAGTATATCTAAGTGATATTACGGAAGTTGGTCATTACTATATCTATACGCAAGACACACAAAATGCGTTAGATTTCCCGTTACCGAAAGCGTTTAGAGATGCAGGTTGGTTCTTTGATGTACTGCCTGGACACTATAATGGTGCTCTAAGACAAGTACTTACCAGAAACAGCACAGGTAGAAATATGCTTAAATTCGAACGTGTCATTGACATTTTCAATAAGAAAAACAACGGAGCATGGAATTTCTGTCCGCAAAACGCCGGTTATTGGGAACATATCCCTAAGAGTATTACAAAATTATCAGATTTAAAAATCGTTGGTTTAGATTTCTATATCACTACTGAAGAATCAAAACGATTTACTGATTTTCCTAAAGACTTTAAAGGTATTGCAGGTTGGATATTAGAAGTAAAATCGAATACACCAGGTAACACAACACAAGTGCTAAGACGTAATAACTTTGCTTCTGCTCACCAGTTTTTCGTTAGAAACTTTGGTACTGGTGGTAATAGTGGTTGGAGCATAATAGAAGGAAAGGTGGTTGAATAATGGTAGTAGATAATTTTTCGAAAGATGATAACTTAATCGAGTTACAAACAACATCACAATATAATCCGGTTATTGACACAAACATCAGTTTCTATGAATCAGATAGAGGAACTGGTGTTTTAAATTTTGCAGTAACTAAGAATAACAAGCCGTTATCAATCAGTAAACATAATGCGATGACTAGTATTGTGCTTAAGACGGATAACTTTGACGATGAACACGGTGCTTATATTAGTGATGAACTTACAATTGTTGATGCAATTAACGGACGAATGCAATACGTTATCCCAAACGAGTTCTTAAAATACACTGGACGCGTACATGCACAAGCTTATTTTACTCAAAACGGTAGCAATAACGTAATTGTAGAGCGTCAATTTAGCTTCAATATCGAGAATGATTTAATTAGTAATTTTGACGGTAAAACAAAGCTAGTTTATATCAAGTCAATTCAGGACTTAACAGAAAGTGTTAAAGAAGAAGTTGAGGACTTAAAGAAAAGTTTAAGTGATACAAAATCGTTGGTTACTGAAATTGATAGTCGTATTAATCAAGGTATTCAAAGATTAGAAATCAAACAAAATGAAGCGGTACAGATGATTACAACAATACAAGACAAAGCCGTTCAATATATAAATAGCGAGTTCCAGAAAATTGTTGATAAAGAGCAAGCGATTTTTGAACGTGTTAACGAAGTTGAACAACAAATCAATGGCGCTGACCTTGTTAAAGGTAATTCAACAACAAATTGGCAAAAGTCTAAACTTACAGATGATTACGGTAAAGCAATTGAATCGTCTGAGCAGTCCATAGATAGCGTTTTAAGCACAGTTAACACATCTAGGATTATTCATATCACTAGCGCGACAGATGCGCCCTCATTTAAAGATATAGGTACTGTCGATACACCTAAAGAAGATGGCGTTGACGATGGTTCAGATATTCCGGTAGCTCCTAACACTTTAGGAAAATCAGGCGTGTTAGTTGTCTATGTTGTTGATGATAGTACGGCACGTGCAACATGGTATCCAGATGATTCAAACGACGAATATACAAAATATAAAATTAGTGGCACATGGTACCCGTTTTATAAAAAAAATGACGGCGATTTAACTAAGCAATTCGTCGAAGAAACATCAAACAACGCTTTAAATCAAGCCAAGCAGTATGTAGATGATAAATTCAGAACAACGAGTTGGCAACAACATAAGTTAACTGAGCCTAACGGCCAATCAATACAAGTTAACTTGAATAATGCACAAGGCGATTTGGGTTATCTAACTGCAGGTAATTACTATGCAACAAGAGTGCCGGATTTACCAAGTGGCGTTGAAAGTTATGAGGGTTATTTATCTGTATTCGTTAAAGACGATACAAACAAGCTATTTAACTTCACGCCTTATAACTCTAAAAAGATTTACACACGATCAATCACAAACGGCAGACTTGAGCAACAGTGGACAGTTCCTAATGAACATAAGTCAACGGTATTGTTCGACGGTGGAGCAAATGGTGTAGGTACAACAATCAATCTAACCGAACCGTACACAAACTATTCTATTTTGTTGGTAAGTGGAACTTATCCAGGTGGCGTTATTGAGGGATTCGGACTAACCGCATTACCTAACGCGATTCAATTGAGTAAAGCCAATGTAGTTGACTCAGACGGCAACGGTGGCGGTATTTATGAGTGCTTACTATCCAAAACAAGTAGCACTACTTTAAGAATAGATAACGATGTGTACTTTGATTTAGGTAAAACATCAGGTTCTGGAGCGAATGCCAACAAAGTTACTATAACTAAAATTATGGGGTGGAAATAATGGAAATCACAGTAAATGATAAAAATGAAGTTATCGGATACGTTAATACTGGCGGTTTACGTAATAGTTTAGATGTAGACGATAACAATGTGCCTATCAAATTCAAAGAAGAGTTCGAACCTAGAAAGTTCGTTTTCACTAACGGCGAAATTAAATACAATAGCAATTTCGAAAAAGAAGACGTACCGAATGCATCAAACCAACAAAGTGAATCAGATTTGAGTGATGAAGAACTTCGCGGAATGGTTGCAAGTATGCAAATGCAGGTGACGCAAGTAAACATTTTGGCGATGGAATTAAAGCAACAAAACGCTATGCTAACACAACAGTTGACTGAAATAAAAGCTGGTAAAACAAATACAGAGGAGGACGTTTAAATGGAGAAAATTAAGATGATTTATCCAACTTTCAAGGACATTAAAACTTTTTATGTGTGGGGTTGCTATAAAAATGAGCAAATTAAGTGGTACGTAGACATGGGTGTAATCGACAAAGAAGAATATGCATTGATCACTGGTGAAAAATATCCAGAAACAAAAGATGAAAAGTCACAGGTGTAATGCTTGTGGCTTTTTAATTTAACAAAAAGTGGGTGGTGTAATGTTTGGATTTACCAAACGACACGAACAAGATTGGCGTTTAACGCGATTAGAAGAAAATGATAAGACTATGTTTGAAAAATTCGACAGAATAGAAGATAGTCTTAGAGCGCAAGAAAAGATTTATGACAAATTAGATAGAAATTTCGAAGAACTAAGGCGTGACAAAGAAGAAGATGAAAAAAATAAAGAGAAAAATGCTAAAAATATTAGAGACATCAAGATGTGGATTCTAGGTTTGATAGGGACTATCTTCAGTACGATTGTCATAGCTTTACTAAGAACTGTTTTTGGTATTTAAAGGAGGTGATTACCATGCTTAAAGGGATTTTAGGATATAGCTTCTGGGCGTGCTTCTGGTTTGGTAAATGTAAATAACAGTTAAGAGTCAGTGCTTCGGCACTGGCTTTTTATTTTGATTGAAATGAGGTGCATACATGGGATTACCTAATCCGAAAAATAGAAAGCCTACAGCTAGTGAAGTAGTAGAGTGGGCAAAGTCGAATATTGGTAAGAGGATTAATATAGATAATTATCGGGGCAGTCAATGTTGGGATACACCTAACTTTATTTTTAAAAGATATTGGGGTTTTGTAACATGGGGCAATGCTAAGGATATGGCTAATTACAGATATCCTAAGGGTTTCCGATTCTATCGTTATTCATCTGGATTTGTACCGGAACCCGGAGACATAGCAGTTTGGCACCCTGGCAACGGAATAGGTTCGGACGGACACACCGCAATAGTAGTAGGACCATCTAATAAAAGTTATTTTTATAGCGTTGACCAAAACTGGGTTAATTCTAATAGTTGGACAGGTTCTCCAGGAAGATTAGTAAGACACCCTTATGTAAGTGTTACAGGCTTTGTTAGGCCTCCATACTCAAAAGATACTAGCAAACCTAGTAGTACTGATACAAGTTCAGCATCAAAAGCCAATGACTCAACAATTACTGGTGAAGCGAAGAAACCGCAATTTAAAGAAGTTAAAACAGTAAAATACACTGCTTACAGCAATGTTTTAGATAAAGAAGAGCACTTCATTGATCATATAGTTGTAATGGGTGATGAACGCTCAGATATTCAAGGATTATATATAAAAGAATCAATGCATATGCGTTCTGTAGACGAACTGTATACGCAAAGAAATAAGTTTATAAGCGATTATGAAATACCGCATTTATATGTCGATAGAGAGGCTACATGGCTTGCTAGACCAACCAATTTTGATGACCCGCGTCACCCTAATTGGCTAGTTATTGAAGTATGTGGTGGTCAAACAGATAGTAAGCGTCAATTCTTAATGAACCAAATACAAGCTTTAATACGGGGTGTATGGTTGTTGTCAGGAATAGATAAAGAATTATCTGAAACGACGTTAAAGGTAGACCCTAATATTTGGCGTAGTATGAAAGATTTAATTAATTACGACTTGATTAAGCAAGGTATACCGGATAACGCAAAGTATGAGCAAGTCAAAAAGAAAATGCTTGAAATGTACATTAAACGAGATATATTGACGCGAGAAAATATTAAAGAAGTAACGACAAAAACATCAATAAGAATTAGTGATAAAACATCAGTTGACAGTGCGTCCACACGAGGCCCTACTCCATCAGACAAAAAACCAAGCATCGTTACTGAAAAAAGTCCGTTCACTTTCCAGCAAGCACTGGATAGACAAATGTCTAGGGGTAACCCGAAAAAATCTCATACATGGGGCTGGGCTAATGCAACACGAGCACAAACGAGCTCGGCAATGAATGTTAAGCGAATATGGGAAAGTAACACGCAATGCTACCAAATGCTTAATTTAGGAAAGTATCAAGGCATTTCAGTTAGTGCGCTTAACAAAATACTTAAAGGAAAAGGAACGCTCGACGGACAAGGCAAAGCATTCGCGGAAGCTTGTAAGAAAAACAACATTAACGAAATTTATTTGATCGCGCACGCTTTCTTAGAAAGTGGATACGGAACAAGTAACTTCGCTAGTGGTAGATACGGTGCATATAATTACTTCGGTATTGGTGCATTCGACAACGACCCTGATTATGCAATGAAATTTGCTAAGAATAAAGGTTGGACATCTCCAGCAAAAGCAATCATGGGCGGTGCTAGCTTCATAAGAAAGGATTACATCAATAAAGGTCAAAACACATTGTACAGAATCAGATGGAATCCTAAGAATCCAGCTACGCACCAATACGCTACTGCTATAGAGTGGTGCCAACATCAAGCTAGTACAATAGCTAAGCTATATAAACAAATCGGCTTAAAAGGTATCTATTTTATAAGAGATAAATATAAATAAAGAGGTGTATAAATGTACAAAATAAAAGATGTTGAAACGAGAATAAAAAATGATGGTGTTGACTTAGGTGACATTGGCTGTCGATTTTACACTGAAGATGAAAATACAGCATCTATAAGAATAGGTATCAATGACAAACAAGGTCGTATCGATCTAAAAGCACATGGCTTAACACCTAGATTACATTTGTTTATGGAAGATGGCTCTATATTCAAAAATGAACCTCTTATTATCGACGATGTTGTAAAAGGGTTCCTTACCTACAATATACCTAAAAAGGTTATCAAACACGCTGGTTATGTTCGTTGTAAGCTGTTTTTAGAGAAAGAAGAAGAAAAAATACATGTCGCGAACTTTTCTTTCAATATCGTTGATAGTGGTATTGAATCTGCTGTAGCAAAAGAAATCGATGTTAAATTGGTAGATGATGCTATTACGAGAATCTTAAAAGATAACGCGACAGATTTATTGAGCAAAGACTTTAAAGAGAAAATAGATAAAGATGTCATTTCTTACATCGAAAAGAATGAAAGTAGATTTAAAGGTGCGAAAGGTGATAAAGGCGAACCGGGACAACCTGGTGCAAAAGGTGAAGCAGGTAAAAAAGGAGAACAAGGCGCACCCGGTAAAAACGGTACTGTAGTATCAATCAATCCTGACACTAAAATGTGGCAAATTGATGGTAAAGATACAGATATCAAAGCAGAACCTGAGTTATTGGACAAAATCAATATCGCAAATGTTGAAGGGTTAGAAGATAAATTGCAAGAAGTTGAAAAAATCAAAGATACAACTCTCAACGACTCTAAAACGTATACGGATACAAAAATTGCTGAACTAGTTGATAGCGCGCCTGAATCTATGAACACATTAAGAGAATTAGCAGAAGCAATACAAAACAACTCTATTTCAGAAAGTGTATTGCAACAGATTGGCTCAAAAGTTAGTACAGAAGATTTTGAGAAATTCAAACAAACACTAAATGATTTATATGCTCCAAAAAATCATAATCATGACGAGCGGTATGTTTTGTCATCTCAAGCTTTTACTAAACAACAAGCGGATAATTTATATCAACTAAAAAGCGCATCTCAACCGACGGTTAAAATTTGGACAGGAACAGAAAATGAATATAACTATATATATCAAAAAGACCCGAATACGTTGTATTTAATTAAAGGGTGATTTTTATGGAAGGTAATTTTAAAAATGTAAAGAAGTTTATTTACGAAGGTGAAGAATATACAAAAGTATATGCTGGAAATATCCAAGTATGGAAAAAGCCTTCATCTTTTGTAATAAAACCCTTACCTAAAAATAAATATCCGGATAGCATAGAAGAATCAACAGCAAAATGGACAATAAATGGAGTTGAACCTAATAAAAGTTATCAGGTGACAATAGAAAATGTACGTAGCGGTATAATGAGGGTTTCGCAAACTAATTTAGGGTCAAGTGAATTAGGAATATCAGGAGTCAATAGCGGAGTTGCAAGTAAAAATATCAACTTTAGTAATCCTTCAGGGACGTTGTATGTCACTATAAGTGATGTTTATTCAGGATCCCCGACATTGACCATTGAATAATTTTAAACGACTAATTTTTTAGTCGTTTTTTATTTTGGATAAAAGGAGCAAACAAATGGATATTAACTGGAAATTGAGATTCAAAAATAAAGCAGTACTAACTGGTTTAGTTGGAGCGTTGTTGCTATTTATCAAGCAAATCACGGATTTGTTCGGATTAGATTTATCCACTCAATTAAATCAAGCTAGCGCTATTATAGGCGCTATCCTCACATTACTTACAGGTATTGGTGTTATTACTGACCCAACGTCAAAAGGCGTCTCAGATTCATCTATAGCACAGACATATCAAGCGCCTAGAGATAGTAGCAAAGAAGAACAACAAGTCACTTGGAAAACTTCACAAGATACTAGCTTAACACCGGAATTAAGTACAAAAGCACCGAAAGAGTACGACACATCACAACCATTTACAGACACCTCTAATGAAATCGGTTTTGACGTGAACGAGTATCATCATGGAGGTGGCGACAATGCAAGCAAAATTAACTAAAAAAGAGTTTATAGAGTGGTTGAAAACTTCTGAGGGAAAACAATTCAATGCGGACTTATGGTATGGATTTCAATGCTTTGATTATGCCAATGCTGCTTGGAAAGTTTTGTTTGGATTACTTCTAAAAGGTTTAGGTGCAAAAGATATACCATTTGCAAACAATTTCGATGGACTAGCTACTGTATACCAAAATACACCAGACTTTTTGGCACAACCCGGCGACATGGTTGTGTTCGGTAGTAATTACGGTGCAGGATACGGACACGTAGCATGGGTAATTGAAGCAACTTTAGATTATATCATTGTATATGAGCAGAATTGGCTAGGCGGTGGCTGGACTGACGGAATCGAACAACCCGGCTGGGGTTGGGAAAAAGTTACAAGACGACAACATGCTTATGATTTCCCTATGTGGTTTATCCGTCCGAATTTTAAAAGTGAGACAGCGCCACGATCAGTTCAATCTCCTACACAAGCACCTAAAAAAGAAACAGCTAAGCCACAACCTAAAGCAGTAGAACTTAAAATCATCAAAGATGTGGTTAAAGGTTATGACCTACCTAAGCGTGGTAGTAACCCTAAAGGTATAGTTATACACAACGACGCAGGGAGCAAAGGGGCGACTGCTGAAGCATATCGTAACGGATTAGTAAATGCACCTTTATCAAGATTAGAAGCGGGCATTGCGCATAGTTACGTATCAGGCAACACAGTTTGGCAAGCCTTAGATGAATCACAAGTAGGTTGGCATACCGCTAATCAAATAGGTAATAAATATTATTACGGTATTGAAGTATGTCAATCAATGGGCGCAGATAACGCGACATTCTTAAAAAATGAACAGGCAACTTTCCAAGAATGCGCTAGATTGTTAAAAAAATGGGGTTTACCAGCAAACAGAAACACAATCAGATTACACAACGAATTCACTTCAACATCATGTCCACACAGAAGCTCAGTATTGCACACTGGTTTTGACCCAGTAACTCGCGGTCTATTGCCAGAAGACAAGCGGTTGCAACTTAAAGACTACTTTATCAAGCAGATTAGGGCGTACATGGATGGTAAAATACCGGTTGCCACTGTCTCTAATGAGTCAAGCGCTTCAAGTAATACAGTTAAACCAGTTGCAAGTGCATGGAAACGTAATAAATATGGTACTTACTACATGGAAGAAAGTGCTAGATTCACAAACGGCAATCAACCAATCACAGTAAGAAAAGTGGGGCCATTCTTATCTTGTCCAGTGGGTTATCAGTTCCAACCTGGTGGGTATTGTGATTATACAGAAGTGATGTTACAAGATGGTCATGTTTGGGTAGGATATACATGGGAGGGGCAACGTTATTACTTGCCTATTAGAACATGGAATGGTTCTGCCCCACCTAATCAGATATTAGGTGACTTATGGGGAGAAATCAGTTAGAATGACATAGTCATGTCTATTTAAGCAGGTGCGTTACACACCTGCTTTCTATTTACATTTAAAGATAAAATGTGCTATTATTTTACTAGAACTTTTTAACATTTCTCTCAAGATTTAAATGTAGATAACAGGCAGGTACTACGGTACTTGCCTATTTTTTATGCAAATTTAAAAAAACACTTGCTTAATAAACAATTGTTTAGTGTAATTATATTTGTAGGTTAGTTGATGACTTACAAATTATGTGTAAGGAGGTGAAAAGCCTCATGCTAGACATAATAAAAACACTTCTAGAACATCAAGTATTGGCAGTACTGATAATTCCAGAAGTGTTAAAACAACTTAGAGAATGGCATCTCGGCTACCTAGACCGAAAGCCAAACAACAAAGATTAACATTATGCTTGGAGCCTGATGGCTCCTCCTTACACTTATATAATATAATATTATTTGGAGGTTTTCAATTATGACAGAACAAATGTATTTAATATTGTTTTTATTAAGCCTACCATTGTTATTATTTATCGGGAGAAAAACACATTTTTATTGTTTAGATAAAAAGAATGGACGTAGATAATATGAGTGATTATAAATTAAAAATAATTGAATTGATCAAAAGTGATATAACAGGTTACCAAATTCACAAACAAACTGGCGTAGCGCAATATGTAATTTCACAATTAAGGCAAGGAAAGCGCGAAGTAGATAACTTAACTTTAAATACAACTGAAAAACTATACAGTTACGCACGACAAGTGTTATAA